CCCCCCGAAAGGGGTAGACGATTAGGAGTTAGCGCCACTGAAAATTCATCAGTGTACTGCATGAGAGCGTAGCGTGATCTCGCGTGGTTCATATGAGCAATCGCAGATCAAAGCTAATGGGCTCGCTGCTGGTGGCGTCCGGTAGCCGTATAAGCTCGGTTTCAAAGGCCTCAAGCGCTCCTTCATCCAGCGTCTGCGGTGAGACGGCAGCAATCCATACATGCACCCGCACACCACTTGCGGTGGTGCCAGTCCACTTGCGGCAGCGCGTGCCTTGGATGCTCTCAAGCGTGTTTGTTGCGCTCAGCGTCAGTTGCATCGGGTTTTCGCGTCCCACCATCACTGCGATCAAGTCCAGATGCGGCGCTCGCCAGCAAATTGCGAGAAGCGCAACGTGATCGGCATGTGAAGTTCGGCGCGGCTGCTCTGTCAATTAAGAGAGAGCACATTTGTACTCTCCTATTTAGCCCAATACTCAGGAGGCTGACAACACACGTTTTCTACAACCGTTAACGATTGCGCTTTGTACAATTGTGTAAAGCGCAAGCCGAGTTACAAGCACCTAAGTGATTGTTTGTGATTGTTGTCTTGATTTCCGTTTCCTCTCTGAGAGAGATGGCCGCGCTGGCCAATTTCAGTCAGGAGACACGGAAAAATGAGCGCGCAGCTCAAGGACCCCCCCGATCGCGTGCGTGCGTGGCTTCGCAAAAAGAAGCTCACGCAGGAGCAATTCTCTGAGCAGATCGGCCGCAACCCCGCGCAGATTTCGCGGGTGCTGAATGAGGAATCGCTGCCATCCCTTGAGGTGGCAACGCGCATCGAGCGTCTCACGGGCGTGCGAGCCAGCAGCTGGATCAAATGAAAGCTGCGCGCACGCCAGACAAGGTGTCACCACAAGAATGGTGCTATCCGAATGATCTATTTCTCGGCACCATTAATCTGCTCTCGCTAATCGAGGATGTGCTCAACGCACGCAAGCTGACGGCTGCCGGTGACAAGATCGTCCTTGCACGGTTGAAAGATCACAGAGCGCGCTGCCTGCATTACCTGCACTTTCTGCAGCGCAAAGAGAAAAAACCTTATCCCCCGCAGCTGCCGCCTGCCTGAGCCAGGCTCTCAAAGACTTGAGAGCCTGGCCGGGCCTTTCGTTTCTCACCCACAATCGAAAGAGCGCACCCAATGCCTGGAATCAATCGAGTGATCATGATCGGCAATGTTGGCCGTGATCCGCAGATCATCCGTCTCAAGTCCGGCGAGGAGGCGGCAGGCTTTGACATTGCGGTGAATGAATTTGAGTCGGCTCAGGACGGCTCGCGAAAGGAGCGCGTTGAATGGGTGCGCGTGATTGTTCGCGCGAGCGGGCTCGTGGAGCTGTCCAAGAATTATGTGCGCAAGGGCGTCAAGATTTACGTTGAGGGCGCGTGGCGATCACGTATGTGGACGGATGATCGCGGTATCAAGCGCACGATCGTTGAGGTGCAGCTCGCGCCGTTCAATTCCAAGCTCGTGTTGCTGACGGCAAATGATGGCCAAGAGCGTGCGCCGTTGCATGTGAGCGAAGCGTTGCCTGCTGATCAATTGGATGCGCCTTTCACGTTTGACGATTGATCCAGATCATGGGGGATTGGAACCGAGACACAACCGCGATCCTGCAGCAGTTATGGGTGCAGGGCAGACTGGCCGCTGAGATTGCCAGCACGATCAATCAGCGCTGTGGCACTTGCTTCACTTCGCGCGCGATCGTGAGCAAGGCACATCGCATGAGATTGCCTGGCCGCGTGCGGTTTCCGCATGGCCACGGTGCCGGGCCTGGTGGCTGGTGGCGCGGTGAACGGTACACAGCAAGCGTAAAGGCCTGAGCTGTGATCATGTTGAACGCAGCTCTGCATTATGTCCGGCGTTTGCGCTGGCCGGTGTTTCCCTGCCGTCAAGACAATAAGCGGCCACTGACAGAGCACGGTTTCAAGGATGCGAGCCTGGATGAGGCTCAGGTGCAGGCGTGGTGGACCAAACATCCGCAAGCCATGATCGGGATTCCCACCGGCGTGCAGATCGGTGCTTGGGTGCTGGACCTTGATCCTAAGGGCATGCCGCCTGAGGAGATGCTCAAGCAGCTGATTAAATATCTAGGCCTCAGCTCGCTGCCGCCTTGTCCGATGGTGCACACGCCAAGAGGCGGGCTGCATCTTTATTGGCAATGGCAATGGTCCGAACAATTCCAGATCGGCAATCGCGGCAATTTGGTCAAAGAGATTCCGCTGATCGATGTGCGCGGTGAGGGTGGCTATGTGATCGCGCCACCGAGTTTGCGCACTGGCACGGCTGCGCGTGAGGACGGCTCAGAGGGCAAGTCCTATCAGTGGGCAGAAGATGCAGAGCACCTGGGTGCGATCGCTGGCAGTGAGGATCAGGGATTCCTGCCGCAGCTCGCACCACCGGCGCTGATCAAGCTGGTGATGGGTGAGGAAAAGGCGCGGCCTCACGTTGCGCGCGCGGTGCCGGTGGATGAGCAGCAGGATGAGGCGGTGCGCAAATATGCGCTGACTGCCTTTGATCGCGAGCTGAGGCTCGCGCGCAGCGCGCCGGACGGGAACCGAAACAATCAGCTGAATCTTTCTGCCTTTGCCTTGGGCCAGCTCGTGGCGGCCGATGCGCTGTCTGAAAACATGGTGCGCGCTGCGCTCAGCGACGTGGCCAGCCAATGGCCGAATTATAAACACTCGCTAGGGACCATTGAGAGCGGGCTCGCAGGCGGCAAATTGCAGCCGCGTGATCTGAGCGAGGTGCGCGCCAATGCCAGGCGCTACCGGCCGCGCAGCGCGCCGGTGCAGCCTGCAGATGATTGGCCAGGTCCGGCTGATCAGGAGGGTGCTCGAACTGCAGGTCAGGCCGCTCAGGCCGCAGCTGCCGCTGGTGAGGAGGCTGCGGCCGATCAGGACAGCGAGGCCCCACCTCCTGCGAGTGGTGGCGGTAAGAAAGGCAGGCCCTCGCAGCGCGATCGGCTGATTGAGATCGCCGCTGAAGGTGAGCTGTGGCGCGATCGCGCCGGTGATGGGTATGCGAGTGTGCGCGTGCACAATGAGCGCGGTGTGCCGCATACCGAACACTGGAAAGTGGACTCGCCAGGCTTTGGCTATTGGTTGCGAAATGAATACTACCGGCGCACCGGCAGTGCCGCGCGCGGCGGTCACTTTGGTGATGCGCTTGCCACCATCGAGGCGATCTCGCATCGAGGCCCCATCTATGAGATAGCGCAGCGCGTAGCGCGTGTTGATGATGTGGTGTGGCTTGCTCTCGGTGATGAGGAATGGCGCGCAGTCAAAGTCACATCACGCAAATGGACCATTGAGCAAAATCCACCGATCAAGTTTTTACAGCAGCGCGAAATGTGCGCACTGCCGGTGCCTCAGCAAGGCGGCATGATTGAGGAGCTGACAAACCTCATGCCGAATTTGAAGGACGCAGACTTTGATTTGGTGGTGGGGTTTCTCATGGGCGCGCTCAGGCCCGATGGATCGGCATTTCCGGTGCTCGTGGTCAATGGCGAGCAAGGCTCTGCAAAATCATCACTGTGCCGAATTGTCAGAACACTGATTGATCCTTCGCTGGTGAGCCTGCATGCGCCGCCTAAGGATGAATTGGATGTGATTGAATTTGCGCGTCACCAGTGGGTGGTGGGATATGACAATCTCTCCTCGCTTGATGGCTGGCTGTCCGATGCGTTTTGCAGACTGTCGACGGGCTCAGGTTTTTCCAAGCGCAAATTGTGGACAGACACGGGCCTGATCACGTTTGAAGGTTCACGGCCGCTGCTGCTCAATGGGATTCCTGATCTCGCGACAAGGCCTGATCTGGCTGATAGAGCAATCGTGATCACGCTGCCATCAATGGCCGCGGCCGATCGGCGCGAGATGAAAGTGATAGATGAGCAGCTGCGCAAAATGCATCCGCGTTTGCTCGGTGCGTTGCTCGATGGTGTATCGGCAGCGCTGAGAAATGAGTCTGCGACGGTGTTAGAGCGCATGCCGCGCATGGCTGATTTTGCAAAATGGGTGGCGGCCAGCAGCGCGGGCCTTGGATGGGAGCCAGGGCAATTTATGGCGAGTTATGAGAGCAACCGCGAAGGCATTTTCGATATTGCTCTTGAGAATGATCAATTCGCGGTGGCGCTCACTCGGTACATCAATGAGCGAGGCGAATTTGTCGGCAGCGCTGCTGATCTATTGTTGAATGTGAATCAGGGCCAGGTGCTTGCCACCACCACGCAGCGCAGCTGGCCGCAAAGTCCGCAAGCTGTTGGCCATCGCTTGCGACGGATTGCGCCGTTGCTGCGTCAAGCGGGAATGTTTGTGCAGCTCGCAGATCGGCGCACTGGCCATGACAAATTCCGGCAGATTACGCTGCGCGCCGATAAAGGCTCTGAGCGATGAAGCAGCCGGACACAAGGCGCATCACGCAGACTTTGGAGCGGGCGCGCATCGTCAAGCTCTTTCCTGTAGACGCAGTGGTGATCGGGCTCAGCTCCGGCTGGCTTATTGTTGGTGGTTCCGATTATTGGCAAGAGCGCGCTGCGCAGTGCGCTACTGATCGCGCAAGGGAGTCGACAGATGGATGAGATTCCGCACCGCGTACAGCTCTCGCGCAAGAAAGGTTGGCGCATGCCGCCTAACACGGTGAAGGTTGATAGAAAAACCAAGTGGGGCAATCCCTGGCGCGTCGGTGAGCCACATTGCCCTAACGCAGCTGAGGCTGTGCGCATGTTTCGCAGCCGTTTCATTGGTGAGTATGCGCGGCCGATGCCACCTGAGAGTCACCTCGGATGGATTGCAGCCAACATTGAGCAGCTGCGCGGCAAGAACCTTGCCTGCTGGTGCAAGCCTCATCAGCCGTGCCACGCAGACGTGTTGCTTGAGCTGGCGAATAGAGAGCAGCAATCGGCAACCGGCGGAGAGGAAAAATGAAGGAATCAAAGAGCGGGAATAGATCGCGTCACTGAGTTTCATTTGGCGAATTGCAAAACGTGGAATGATGCGCAGATCGCCAAGCGTGATGCGTTTCTCGCTCTCATGCGAGATAAGCAGTATGGGTGGGATGCAACGGTGCAGGCTTGGGTTTGGTTCGATTATGGGTGGGCTGCACGCGAAACGAAAAACCCCACCTAATCGGTGGGGCTCACGCGCGTTGTGATCCTTGCGGTGATTAGGCCGCGTGCACGCTGCCTGCCGCCATCGAGCTGCTCACGATCTTGAGCGCTGCATCAACCGAGAGGCCTAATTCTGCGTTGAGATCGTCGCAATGCGTGGACATTTCCGGCCAGGTGTCCGCGTTGCACCAGCTGATGGGCACCGCGATATAACCCGGTTCATTGGCGATCGCTATTCCAAGGATGATCTTGTGGTGCTCGCTTGAGATCGCAGGCACAAACGCAGCGAGCTTGCCGCTGATCGCCTCATCAATGCCTGCCTCAAAGCGGCCTTCCTTCGTGAGCGGTTTTAGCATGTTCGCACCTTTCCTTTGTCAGCTGCCATTAGTTTGACCAAGGCGCGCTCTAGCGCCTTGGCCTCTTTCTCGGTGATAGTTTCACCCCACTCGCCTGCGAGCAAGAAACCGGCTGCCGTGCGTAGCGCGTCACGCTCAAGCTGCGTGAGCCGCAATCTCATGACGCCATCCCCATCACCGGCGCTGTCTCGCTGAGCGCGTCCAGCGCAGCCTGCGCGGCCTCATAGCGATAGCAATTGCGGATAGTCACGCTGCTGCGCATGCGGGTGCCGGTGCTGGTGTAGTAGGTGGCAATCACATGCCAGGTGCGCCGGGTGCTGCTGCGCGGGCCTTCGTGAGCGGCTGAAAATTGGACGCATTGGCGCACGCCTGCGATCGTAAACCACGCGGCAGCGCTGCTCATTCCTCTGCCGAGGGCGTCAAACTTGAGAGTCTTGAGATCATCCATTTTGGTGTCCTTTCGTAGGACTTGGCCGTGATCGGATCAGAGGTTTATATATGCCAGCTGGCATACATGGTCAAGCCGTTTTCCATGTCCTTTTTTTCATGCAGGGACATATAGAGAGTGCTTGACGGTATATGCCACCTGGCATAGTTTCAGTTTCAGTCAGAGCCAGTCACGGCTCGCCTTCGGAAAGGGACCAAGCAAATGAGCAAGTTTGAAGCAGGCCGGACCTACTGGACACGCAGCGTCTGTGATCACGAGTGCATCTATTCGCTCACGGTGGCCACGCGCACTGCGAAAACCATCACCACCACCGAGGGCAAGCGGCTGCGTGTTGCGATCTGGCATGATATTGAGCAGGTCAAGCCGTTTGGTTCTTACAGCATGGCGGCAATCATCAGCGCAGATCGCGTGCGCTGATCTCACGGCCGGGAAAGAGGAGTTGGGTTCATTGTTTACCATCACACTGGCAGAGCGTTTTGAAATGGCTTTCGATCGCGCGCAGAGCGCGGTGACTTTGGATGGCGTCACGCTTGTGCGTGAGTTTGTCGGTGCGTCGCAATTCGTGACGCGGCCGGGTGTGCTGCGCATCGAGGTGCAGGCCTATCTCATTGACGCGATCAGCGACGCGCTCAAGGTGCAATCATGAAACGGGGCGAGAGAATGACGGGTGAGCAGCTCAAGGCGATTCGCGAGAAGCTAGGCCTCACCCTTTGGGATTGGGGCCAGGTGCTTGGCTACACTGGTAACCGCAACACGGTGCAGGTGCTGCTGCGGCGCTATGAGACGGGCGAGCGTACACCTCTGCCGCCTTTGCTTGAGCGCACCGCGCTGATGTTCGGGCGGTATGGGATTCCGCGTGAGTATGATCTGCCGCAGAGCTGAGCGTGCGGGAGTTTTGGTGCGCCTAGGAAACCTCACCTGAGCCGGTGAGGTTTTTTGTTGGTGTAATATAGCTTGACTGTGCGTATCCAAACGGATACAACCCTTTCCATGAACTCGATTGTGCAGACAGAAGAATTTAAGGCCTGGCTTTTGGGCGTGACTGATCTCAAGGCGCGCGCGGCGATCTTGGTGCGCATTGCGCGGGCCGCAAGTGGAAATTTTGGCGATTGCAGTTCTGTTGGCGCGGGCGTGTTTGAAATGAGAATCGATGTGGGCGCGGGCTATCGCGTCTATTACGTCCGGCGCGGCAGGACGGTTTATCTGCTCTTGTGCGGCGGATCAAAGAAAACGCAGGCGAAGGACATTGCTCGCGCTAAGGCGCTGGCAGAAGCAACTTGAGGATTAAGGGCAGATGACAAAAGCAGTAAAGCGCAAGGTTAAAATTGTTCCGTTTGATGCTTCGGAATTTCTCGATAGCAGCGAAGCGATCGCGGCCTATCTCGATGCAGCGATGCGCGAGTCTGATCCTGATGTGTTTGTGCGCGCACTCGGTGATGTGGTGCGCGCCAAGGGGGTTGCGGCCATTGCGACTCAAGCTGGCATTGGACGTGAGAGTCTTTACAAGACAATCGCGCCAGGTTCAGCGCCGCGTTATGACACGGTGTGGAAGCTGCTAGACGCGATGGGCGTCCGGTTGCATGTGGGCGCGTGATCGGCGCTGAGTTCTGACACTATTGAGCGTGCAAACCCCTGCCGGGGCGTCCCTGGCAGGGGTTTTCGATTCGATGGCGCGGCTGTGGTCGCTCGCGCGCGTTTTGTTCTCTCTGCCGCTTATAGGCCGCATGTGCGGGTGCACTCGCGCTCATGCGGCCAGCTGCGGCCAATCGCGGCCAATACCGGAAATGCAGGCAAGGCCGCGCGCAGAGCCTTGATCTGGCTGAGCTTTGTTGAGGTTGCGGCTTACGCGGCTCTTGTTTTGCCTGATCTCTCATCCCCACTAATGAAAAAGAAAGAGAACGAAGTAAGGCAGGCCGCATGCATTATGGGGTGCAACAATAGGAAGGGCCGCAAAATCAGGCCGCATGGCCGCACGCGAAAAACGCTTGCAGGTGCGCTGCGAATGTTTCCGTAAGTGGATGTGACGCTTGTTGAAACTGCTGGAAGGCGATGGCGAAAACCGCGCGCAATCGAGTCGACACGAGGCCCATGAGCGCTGACGTGCAGCCGGGCACGGCAGCTGCTGCGCGTCCGGTGGAGCGTGTGACGCTCAAGGACCCCACGGGTGTGACGCGCGATCTGCAGAAGTTTGTGCCGATCGCTGAGCTGATGCAGCGCAGAGGCCAGATTGATAATCGGCAGCTGCGCGCCGCTCAGCGCTATGGTGAGGCCTGCGATGCGCTCAGGCGTGGCCTTTCATCCAGCTTGGAAATGCGGGTTTCAGGAGGCGGCAGAGCATCGCCTAGCGAGGCTCAGCTGTTGGCCGCAGAGCTGGTGGCCGATGCGCACCGCATCCTGGGTGTGATGGACGCCAAGGTGATCTCGCTCGTGGTGTGCGAGGGATTCACGATCACAGAGGTGGGCGATCGTGTGAGCACCGGCGCAAGCCGGGATTACTGCAAGCACATCGGGCTGCGCTTTCGCGAGGGCCTCACCTTGCTCGCTAATGCCTGGTGGCCTGAGCGCGGCAGTCAGCTCGTGGGCGGGTTGCTGCCTGGTGTCGAGCTGCAGCCGGTGACGGCAGGCGAGGTGGTGCCCGGCGCATGGGCGCACGCAACCCCGCACAAGGTTTTCAGATCGGGTGGTGACAGGTCCTGATTGCTCGATTGACAACAGGGGCGGTTGTTCTCAGTTTCGTGACAGCCTTGAGAGTTGCGCCTAACCTCAAGGCTAGGTTTCCCCCCACGAGAGCGTGAGTCACCGGCACCAACTTCGCACCTGGTGCCGGTGAATTTTTGCAAATGCCGTGGATGCCACCGACACACAACGTGCAGGCCAGCCGAGAGCGTGAGCGTGCCAGTGATCGCGATCGCCGCTCAGCCGCGCCGTGGCGTGGCTGGTACAGCCTGGCAGTGTGGAAGCAGATCAGAGAGCGCGAGCTGAGGGCGCACCCATATTGCGCGCGCTGCACGCTCGATGGTCACACGGTCATTGCAACGGTGGTCAATCATAATCCACCGCACCGGGGTGATTGGTCCGCGTTTGTGAACGGGCCTTTTGAGACGCTGTGCAAGCATCATCATGATGCGGATGTGCAGGCAGAGGAGCGGGCGGGCTCGAAGTAGGGATATGGGGTTGAAAGTCCACCACCTGCCGATGACAGACCGGTGGTCACCACGAAAAAAGTGCGCGGGGGTTTTTTCGCCAGAATTTTTTTGTGTTGCGTGCTGTTGCCTGGAGCCTGACTGATGAGCGGTTGAGGTGTCCAAGGTGGGTGAGAGCACTTCGGACATTGCCCACCTCAGCCGCTCTTTTTTCGAGTGGAGATCGCCGCAAAATGGGAACGCGAGGCCCTAAGCCGGAGAGCGCGGCCGTCAAACGCGCGAAAGGCAACCCTAGCAGGCAGCCGATCGGCGCTGATGCACCGGCCGTGCAATTGCCGCAGGTTGAGCAGCTCGAATTGATGCCCGACTGGATGCTGCGCAAGGCCAGCAGAAAGGCCTATGCACAGCGTGTCAGCAAGTATGCGCAGCAGGTGTGGCGCGAGCTTTATGACGAATTGACTCGGTTGAACCTGCTCAAGCGCGTCGATCAGAACGTGTTCGCGCGATATTGCCGATATTTCGCTGAGTGGGTGGAGTACACCAGAATCATTGATGAGCAGGGGCCTTACTACGAGACAACTTCGCCGCATGTGGGCGAGCTCAAGCGCAGCCATCCGGCCACGCGATTGCGTAAGGACCTAGAGCAGCACCTCAAGGACATCGAGGACGCGATCGGCATGAGGCCTGCAGCTCGGCAGCAGATTTTCATGAGATTGTCCGCGCAGGGACAAATGCCCATGACGGGCAGCGCGCCTGGCGCTGGTGGTGGCACCGATGAGGGTGATGAGAATGTGCCGCTGCCGTTTCCCAATTCTCCGATCGGCGGCCTATCGCGGCCAAACTAGCGCGGGGAGCGACGGAATCACGGGGCGTGAAAGGGTGAAGGCTTGGCCGTGAGTGATGTTGAATGGACGGATGATGGGCAATTTTGGTTTGATGAAGCTGCGGCGAATTTCGCAGTCAGCTTTTTCCCGCGTTATCTGCGTCACACAGAGGGCGAGTGGGCGGGCCAGCCTTTCGTGCTCGCGCCGTGGCAAGAGCATGACATCATCCGGCCATTGTTCGGCTGGAAGCGTCCAGACGGCACGCGGCGCTATCGGCGCGGCTTTGTGTGGATCGCACGCAAGAACGGCAAGAGCGAGCTTGGTGCTGGCATTGGTCTGCTGCAGCTGATCGGTGACGGTGAGCCAGGCGCTCAGGTGTTTTCGATCGCAAATGATAAGCAGCAGGCAGAGATCGTTTTCAATAAAGCAGCTTTGATGGTGGGCCTGAGCGAGGAGTTATCGCGTCACCTCACCAGCTTTAAGACATCAATCTGGTGTCCAGAGCTGCAGGGAAGTTATCGCGCATTGTCCGGCAGGCCGCGTGGCAAGCATGGCTTGTCAATGTCCGGCCTTGTTGCGGATGAAATTCACGAGTGGGTGGACGGTGATCTGTATACCTATGTGCGCCAATCGAGCGGCGCGCGTCGGCAGCCTCTTGAGTTTCTGATCTCAACGGCCGGGAAGCGCGGCACTTTCGGATGGGACCTGTACCAGCACTGTCTCAAGATCGCAGCGGGTGATGTGCTTGAGCCTGAGACGCTGGTGGTGATCTATGCGGCGAATCCTGAGGATGATTGGCGAAGCGATAAAGCGCTGAGGGATGCAAACCCCAATCTAGGCGTGTCACCCAAGTTGGAATTTCTGGAAGCTGAGCGGCGCAAGGCGATGGCGTCGCCGCGCGCTGAAAACGATTTCAAGCGTTATCATCTCAATTTATGGACAGAGCAGCTCGTGCGCTGGCTCTCGCTCGGGAGTTGGGATGAGTGCGGCCATGAGGCGCCGGCGCTGCCGGCGCCGGCGCTGGCAGGAGACAGCAGCGCGCCGGCGTCGCCAGTGATCAAAAGGCCCGCTGAAAATGCGCGCTGGATGCGTTTTGAGGAGGAGCTGCAAGGCAGGCGCTGCTGCGGCGGCATTGATCTCTCTGCCACGGCCGATCTCACGGCATGGGTGATGGTGTTTCCACCTGAGGATGAGCAAGGCCGGTGGGTGCTGCTGCCGCGTTTCTTTGTGCCAGCGCAGACGATCGCCAGACGCAGCAGAGATGAGGGCGTGAAATATGAGCAATGGGCTGCGATGGGTGCGCTGATCGCAACGCCTGGCAATGTCACAGACTATGGACGGCTCAAAGCTCAGGTGTTCGCGGATGCTGAGCGGTTTCTCGTGGGCAAGATCGGGATTGATCGGTGGAACGCAACGCAGCTCTCAACCGAGTTGATTGATGAGGGTTTGGATGTGGTGCTCTTTGGCCAGGGTTTCGCATCCATGTCAGCGCCTGCGAAAGAGCTTGAGCGTTTGATGCTGAGCGGGCGTTTGGATCATGGTGGCCATCCGGTGTTGCGCTGGTGTGCTGGCAACGTGGCGGTTGATACCGATGCGGCAGGCAATATCAAACCTGCCAAGGACAAGTCCTCTGAGCGCATTGACGGAATCGTGGGTGCCATCGAGGGCTTGGGCGTCGCGCTGGCCGGTGGCGCGGATGGTCCATCGGTTTATGCAACGCGCGGCATTATCACGGTGAGGGTGTGATGGGCTTGCTTGCACGCATTGCTGAGGCCACTCGCTTTGTGATGATGGGCGCGGCAGCGCAATCGCAATCCGTGGGCGCTGAGCAAGGCTGGATTTTCAGCGTGCTGAATGGCGCGAGAACGAAAGCAGGCACGCAGGTCAATCAATACACAGCCTTGAATCTGCCGGTGGTGTGGAGCGCTGTGACATTGCTCGTGGATGTTTTCACGCAGCTGCCTGTTGATATGTATCAGCGCACCGATCGCGGCAGCAAAAAGATCGTTTCGCATCCAGTGCTGGATCTTTTGAACGCGATGGGAAACGACGAAATGACAAGCACCTCGGTGCTTGGTGCAATGGAAATGGCAGACTGCACATGGGGCAATGGATACGCAGAAATTCAGTGGGCCAATTCAGGTGAGCCTGTTGGCTTGTGGCCACTGCTGCCATTTGCGACGCGCGCGGAATCATATCTGCCAGACGGCACGCGCAAGCTGAATTACCTTACCTCGATTGATGGTAAGCAGTTTCGTCTGTACCCAGAGAATGTGCTGCATTTCAAGGATTATACGCGCGATGGAATCACCGGCCTCTCTCCCATCGCCTATGCGCGCCAGACGATTGGGTGGGGCCTGGCCATGGAAGAATTTGGCGCGAAGTTCTTTGCCAATGATGCAAAGAGCGGTGGCTTTCTCATGCATCCGGGCAAGCTCGGCAGCAAAGCCATCACCAACATTCAAGACTCGATGGCAGATCAGGACAAAGCCAGCAGCGATGGCAGCGGGCTGGATAACGCGCATCGGCTCAAAGTGCTTGAGGAAGGCCTGAAATATATACCGGTCACGATTCCGCCTGAGGATGCGCAATTCCTTGGCAGCCGTGAGTTTCAAGTTGCAGAGGTGGCGCGCATCTATCACATCCCACTCGTGCTGCTGCAGAGCCTTGAAGGTTCAACGGTGTGGGGCACTGGCATTGAGAGTCTCCTGATTGCGTTTGTGGTGTTCACGATCGCACCACGTTTGAAGCGCCGAGAGCAGGAGCTGATGAATAAGCTGCTCAGTCCGGCTGAGCGCGCGAAAGGCTTCTATCTGAAATTCAATCTCAATGCGCTGTTGCGCGGTGACATGGGTGCGCGCTCGAAATTCTATCAGAGCGGCATTTTGTCTGGCTGGCTCGTGCGCAATGAGGCACGCGAGAAAGAGGACCTGAATCCGATTGCTGGCCTCGATACGCCACTGCAGCCGCAGAACACGGTGGGCGTTGATGAGAACGGGCAGGCAATGCCTGCCGCTCAGCAGGGCTCGCCATCGCAGCGCAAGTCACCACCACCAGCTCAGGACCCTGCAGCAGAGCCAGAGCCTGACGTGATTGAGGAGGACACGAGTCAATGAGCAATCACATGCGCGCCGCGATGCTGCAGGCCTGCTTTGGCAATTCTGCCTGCCTGCAGCTCGATTGGCCGGGCCTGACGCAATGGCTCGATATGGCGTTTAATGTTGCGGCAATTCATCCGAACACTGAGCGTGCGATCGCACGCAAGACTGGCAGTGTCGCGGTGGTGCCGGTGTCAGGCCCGATCTTTGCCAAGCCAAACTTTTGGGAAGCCTATGGCCTTGGCATTTCGTGCGAGACGCTTGTGCGTCAGATGCGCCAGGCGGTGAGTGATCCTGATGTGAAGGCCGTGGTGATGGACATCAACTCGCCAGGCGGCACCTCATATGGCTTGCCTGAGGCAGCTGCCGAGATTCTCAAGCTGCGCGGTGATAAGCCGATCATTGCGCAAGCCGACTATTTCATGGCGTCGGCAGCTTATTGGCTTGGCAGCTGCGCTGATGAGATCGTGGGCAGTTCATCCGCGTTTGTTGGATCAGTTGGTGTGTACGCTCTGCACGCGGACTATTCCAAGATGTTGGACATAGAAGGGATCAAACCCACTTTCGTGTTCGCTGGAAAATATAAGACCGAGGCGAATCCATATGAGCCGCTGTCTGATTCTGCCAAGGCCGCGATGCAGCATGAGGTGGACGCAACCTATCAGCAATTCCTGGCGCACATCGCAGCAGCGCGCGGCATCAGTGTTGCGGATGTTGAAGCAAACTATGGCCAGGGCCGTGTGCTCAACACAGCGGATGCACTTGCTGCAGGCGTGATTGATAAGGTGCGCACGCTTGAGGAGACGCTCAATGCGTATGGGGTGGTGCCGGGGGCGAGCAATCAGCAAGCGCGAGCAAGCTCATATGCAAAGCTCAGCCGAGAGATTGATCTACTGAGCTATCGCTAGACAGCAGAACACGAGATTCCGAGTGCTGCGACTGCCTCGGTGGAGTGGGGGTTAGGCCTTTTGCCTGGCCCCTTATTTTTTAGGAGCAATGGAAATGACTCTTAAACTGCTTAGAGAAAAAAGGACTAAGGCGGTCGCGGACATGCGCGCGATCGTGGATGCGGCGCACGCTGACAATGATCGTGAGCTGACTGCTGATGAAACTGCGAGCTATGCAGCGCTCAAGAAAACGGCAGACAGTCTCACAGAGACGATCACGCGCGAGGAGGACCTAGAAAGCCGTGAGCTGCAGCTCGCTGGAAGGCGGCCAGCGATCGCGCAGCTGCATCAGCCGCGTGTGCCGCGCGGGCCTGAGGCCAGCACCGAGTTTGAAACATTCTCTGACTTTCTATTTGCGGCGATGTTTCGGCAGAACGATCAGCGGCTCACTGGCCTGTGGGCGAATTTCCCGGCCGATATGAACGCCATGGAAATGGGCACCGGCAGTGCTGGTGGCTTTGCCGTGCCCACACAGTTTTTGGCTGAGGTGTTCAAGGTATCGCCTCAGTCCGCGATTGTCCGGCCGCGTGCGCGCGTCATTCCTGCAGGCACGCCACCTGATTCCGCGATCACGGCACCGGCGCTCGATCAATCGGGCGCACCACCTGCAAATATGTTCGGTGGTGTGCAGCTCGCCTGGACGGCTGAGGGTGGGCTCAAGAATGAGACGGATGCGAAACTGCGCGAGGTAACGCTCACGCCTCATGAGGTGTCCGGCTTTGTGACGGTGACAGACAAGCTGCTCACCAATTGGCCTGCCGCCTCGGTGTTCATTGGCGATCTGCTCAGCAGCGCGAAGGACGCGGGCGAGGATTATTCCTTCCTGCAAGGCAACGGTAACGGCAAGCCATTGGGTGCGATCGTTTCACCGGCAGCTTACGCGGTGAAACGCACTACTGCCGGACAGATCAATTATCAGGATGTGGCCAACATGATGGGACGCATGCTGATGAAAGGCGGCACTGCCGGGCCGGTGTGGGTGGCGTCGCGTTCGATTCATTCCAAGCTGCTCACCATGAAAAACGATTTGCCTGGTGGTGATGGCTCGCTGGTGTGGCAGCCGAATTTCCGCGATGCAGGCGGCAATCAATCGCTCCTCGGTTATCCGCTACTGTGGAATGAGCGCTCTCCCACACTCGGTGTGCGCGGCGATCTCAGCTTTGATGACTTCGGCTATTACCTCATCAAGGACGGCTCAGGGCCGTTCATTGCGGCAAGTCCGCATCCCAAGTTCACCGAGAATAAGACCATCATCAAGATTTATTGGAATGTTGATGGTCAGCCTTGGCTCAACGCACCGCTGCAGGATGAGTCCGGCTATGCCACCTCGCCATTCGTGGTGCTCGATATTCCGTAAATCAGCGCGCCGATCGGCAGCGCCATCGCGTTTGCTGCCGATTGGCTGAGACGTTTCCATCAACACAAGTCAGAGATATTCCTCAGTAGAAGGATCATTGGATCATGACTTCTAGGATCACATCTAAGCTCAAGTTTTTCCCGGCTGACGGGACGTGGCATCCCATTACGGGGTTTGAGGAAGTGGTGGGCGTTGCGATCGGGGTTGCGTCAGGCGTGCAGCTCAAGCGCGCAACCGATGGCGCGGGCCTCAACGCGGCGAATATTGGCGCGCTTGCAAGTGGCGCAACAGACAACACAAACGTGGCGCACGCTAACGCCATTGATTTTGGTGCAACGGGAACACCAGCCGCGCCGATTCCTTTCACGCATGTGTCCGCGGTGATCACCGGTGCGGGTGCAGTGGGCATTTTGGTTCTAGCGTCGCCGCGTTATTCGCTGCCGGAGTAAGCGCCTGGCGCGTCATGAGGGTTTTGCATCCATGCGCGCGCTCTTTTTTCAGAGTCTGTCACAGCGTCGGTTTAATCAGCAGACGGAAGGAAACCGCAGCCATGAAATTGAAAGTCATTGCATCATTCCGCGATAGCAGCGGCAAAGAGATCAAGCCAGGCGAGCCAGTGCCTGCTGATCTGGATGAGGAGAACACGCAGCGCCTGATCAAGGCCGGGTGCTTGGCAGAGGACAAGGGTGGCGGGAAGGCCAAGAGCGCGAGCACCGGCACCGAGGGCAGCACCGGCACCGGTGCAGGCACCGAGGGCAGCACCGGCGCGGGCGCAGCCACCGAGGGCAGCACTGGCGCAGGCACCGAGGGCAGCACCGGCGCGGGCGCAGCCACCGAGGGCACCGGCAGCGATCATCCGCAGCGTGGCAGGCATGGCAGCAGATAGGCCGCGCGCCTCCCCTGCAGTGGCGGCAGCAGCCATCGAGCTGCTGCCGCTCTTTCCCTCCGGCTGTGAGCCGCGTCGCACGAGAACAAAATAGGCTCTGTTTTACGTGAAACACAGAGAGAGCGGTGGAGCGGCGGCATGATGTGGGATGTGAAAGTGATCACGCCACCGGCTCAGCCGGTGATCACATTGGATGAGGCCCGGCAGCATTTGCGCCTGGACGCCACCGGCACGCCTGCGGTGCATCCTGATGATGATCTGATCGGCAAGTTTGTCGAGGCCGCGCGCCAGGAGCTTGAGGCTCCTAACGGCTGGCTAGGCCGCTCGCTCATGACGCAAACCCTGCAGCTCACGCTGCCTCGGTTTCCGCTGAATGTGATCAAGCTGCCGTTTTCGCCAGTGCAGACAATCACCTCGGTGAAGTACAGCGGCAGCGATGGCACCGAGGTGACAATGGACGCTGCAGAGTACCGGCTGGCTAATGCCTATTTGCCAGCTCTCCTGCAGCCGGTGGCTGGCTCTTGGCCCGATACCGGCCTGTTTGCCGATGCAGTGCAGATCACCTATGTGGCGGGCGCTGATGAGGTTGAGGAGCTGATCAAGCAATATATCAAGGTGCGCCTTGGTGACTTCTATTCGCACCGTGAAATGGTGATCGCTGGCATCCAGTTTGCCGCTCATCCCTATGCGCGCGACTCTCTTGAGAACATGCGAATTAGGGGCTCATTCCCATGAGGGCCGGGACGCTTGATCGCCGGATCATCATCCAAACGTGCGTCGCCACCACCAAGGATGCATCGGGCGGCACCACTGAAACGTGGTCTGACTTCGGCACCTTTTGGGCAGAGAAGCGCGATCTCACCGGCCGCGAATTTCTGGCAGCCGGGCAGCTCAACGCTGAGGTGACAACGCGATTCCGCATGCAGTGGCGCACCGGCATTGATGTGAAGCAGCGCATCCTGCTGGACGGTTTCACCTATCAGATCGTGAACGTGGCTGAGATCGGCAGGCGCGATGGCCTAGAGATTCTCGCCCGTGCGCGCAGTGATGTGGACGTGACGGCATGAGCAGCGGGATCACAGTTACCAGCAAGATCACCGGCGCGCGCGAGCTGGAACGGGCATTAGAGCTGCTGCCCAAGCGCGTGCAGGAGCGCGTTCTCAAGAACGCAGTGCGCGCCGGTGGCCGCATCATCCAGGCAGAGATGATCGTGCGTGCGCCAGAGGGCCATGAGCCAGCGCGGCGGCAGGGACGGCTCAAAAAGAACATCAAGGTGACGGCGCTGCCTGCGGTAAGCGTGAGCGCGTTCACTGTCTCGGTGCACTCAGGGCGCGCGTTTTGGGGCTCGTTTGATGAGTTTGGTGCCAAGGCCTCGGTGGCGCGCGGCAAGCTCACGCGCAAAGGCGGCAAAGGCAGCAAGCGTGCGGTGTTGTTCGACAAGCGCACCGGGCAGTTCTTTGGCAAGCGTGTCGGTGCGCGCCTGGCGCGGCCGTGGGCGCGGCCAGCGTTTGAGGCGAAGAAATTTGCCGCGCTCGATGCGATCGGCAAAAGCTTGGGCAGAGGCATCGAGCGTGAGGCCATCAAGCTGGCCGGGCCTCAGGGCAGAAAGTCATTTGGATGATTATCAAGCGCGCGATCAATCAGCTCTTGGAGACGGATGCTGCTCTCGCTGCGATCGTCAGCACCAAGATTTATGCGAATCGCGCGCCGCAAAAGACTGATCCACCTTATGTGATCTTTGGCGTGCAATCAGGCCCGCGATTGCAAACGATTGACGGGCCGACAGGCCTCGCAACGCCATCGCTCTTGGTGGACATTTACGCACCGAATGAGGACCAAGTTGCGCAGATCGCTGAGATCATCCGTCTACGGATTGGTGCGTTCAAAGGCGTGGTCACTGATAACAAGAACGTGCCAGCGCAGTGGGAAGTGAAAATCCGTTTCTGCCGCATTGATAATGAGGAGGACCTGCCGCCTGAGCTGCAGGACCCGCTCAGCTCATCAACGCGGCAGACTTATTTCTTGATGCACGATGAGGCTGTCTGACAACAGAGGGATTAGCGACAATGCCAACACCAGTTTCACAAGCTCTCGAAACGCAGGGCACGATCATCTCACGCGGCGATGGTGCGCCTACTGAGTTGTTTGAGCCGATCGGTGAGATCATTTCATTCAACGGGCCAGGCGGCTCAGCGAGTGTGATTGATGTGTCCAGCCTGCAATCAGTGCGTCGTGAAAAGCGCATGGGTTTGCCGGATGAGGGACAATTCACATTTGAGGCAAACCTCTTGCCAAGCGATACCGCGCAAGAGGGCTGCCGCGCCGATCGCGCAAACCGCGCACTGCGGAATTTCCAGGTCACGCTCACAGATGAGCCACCCACGGTGCTGACTTTCTCAGCCTATGTGCTGCAGTTTGCGGTGTCCGGCGGTGTCGATGCGGTGGTCAAGCTCAATGCCACTCTTGAGATCACCGGTGAGGTGGTTTGGACGCCAGGCGCATGACGGTGACAAACGCCTATAAGGGCACCAGCGTGATTGAGATCGGCGGCAAGAGCTGCACCCTTGTGTATGATTGGGAAGCTCTTGGCGCGCTGTGGTCGCATTTCCACGATCTGGATATTCACGCGGTGCTCAAGGCAGGTTCGCCCAAGGATTTGGCGGTGATCCTGTCGGAGGGGCTCAAGCGCCATCAGCCGGAAATGACGGTTGAGGAGATCATGCGCATCTCGCCACCCTTGGTGCGGATGGTGCAGGCAGTGAGCAAGGCGCTTAACCTGGCTTATTGGGGCAAAGAAAGCGGCAGCAGTGATCAGCCTGCTGATGATGGTGAGGCGGAGGATACGGCGGACCCTCAGCAGGTGGAAGGAAAGCAGACCCAATAGAGCAGGCCATTGATATGGCAGGCTCGCTTTCCATTCCACTCAGCGAGATGTGGCCTTTAACGCCTTATGCGTTCTGGCTGTACTGCAAGGGCAAAATCCATCAGCACGAGCGTGATGCTCAGTTAGCTCGCAAGCTGATGCTGGCAGGCGCTTGGCATGCCGCAGCTCTGCAGCGTGTGCGGCAATTTCCGACACTGCCAAGTTTCCTCGGTGAGAAGGCTGCGGCAGCAGCTGAGCCGCGCGGTGCCGATGTGTCGCGACGTTTGCGCGAGGCCTTCCGCAGTTTCGGTGCCAAGCAAAAGACTCAAACTGAGAGGGCGCACGAAGCGCAAAGCTGATGGCAGCAACAATTGGCGCAATTCATGCTGAGCTGAGTGCTGAAACCGCTGCCTTTCAGCGTGACATGGGCAAGGCTGTCAGCGCAGCACAATCTGCATCAGCTGGAATAAATCGCGCCTTTGCCACGATTGGCAAAGGCGCTGATGCTATTGGCGGCTCAATCACAAAGTTTGTGAGCGGATTTTTCTCGATCAAGGGCGCGATCGCAGGCCTGGTGGGTGGCGCTGCTGTTGGCGGTATCGGTTCGCTGATTAAGAGCACGGTGGATTTTGCCAGCGAGCTGGTGGACACATCCGACAGGATAGGGATCACCACGAAAACGCTGCAGGAATATCGCTATGCGGCCAGCCAGACGGGCGTCACGCAGGACGTGCTGGATCAATCGCTTGCGTTTTTTGTCAAGCAATTGGGGTTTGCGCGCGAAGGCACCGGCAGTCTGTATGCCTATCTGAAAAAGACTGATCCTGCGTTGCTGAATTTGATCACGCACGCCAAGTCAAGCGGCGAAGCGCTGAGCTTGATGGTGGAGAAAGCAGGCGGGCTCAAGAACGCTGCAGATCAGCAGGCCTTGCTCGCGGTTGCGTTTGGGCGCACCGGCACTGCGCTTGGCAATCTGGTGCCGCATGTCAGCGAGCTAACCGCAGAAGCTGAGAAGCTCCATGTGGTGATCGGTGATCAGGTATTGCGCAGCGGTGAGCAGCTCGGTGATACGCTCGAAAAACTTGGCCGGGTGATGGCGGGCCAATTGCAGGGCGCGATCTTGCAGAACGCGGACGCGATTAACACGCTGGCCAATAGTTTGATCGCAGCAATTCCTGAAGTTCTGAAAATGACTCAAGGGGTGCTCGATTTCTTTGGTGTTGTCGGCAGCGATCGCGCGTCACAGATCGCATCGCTAGAGCGCGAGCTGACACGGCTCGAATCGCACAAGGATGATTTTTGGTTCAACGTGCTCGATACGGTGAGCGGTGGTGGTCCGGCGCTTGATGCGGCAATCGCAGAGCAGAAGAAAAAAATCATCAATTTAGAGAATCAATCGCTTAAAGACCCGATGGTGTTTAGCAAGCCTGCTGAGGGTGCAGCGCTCTTTACAACGAATCTCGATGAGCTAAATGCGTCAATCAACAAAGTGGTTGGCAGCATGTCAGTGCCTGCCAAGGCCACGGCGCAGCGCGCGCATAAAGAGACAGACGCAGAGAAGCAGGCGCGCGAGGACAAGGCCCGGCAGGACAGTCTCACGGCTGAGATTGCAAAGATTGAATCGCTCAACAAAGTGCATCAGCAGCTCGGCACCAGCGTGGGCCTGACAGGCGAAGCGCTCAAGCAATTCACGATCAATGAAACGATCGCCACCGAGGCAATCGACAAAGGTATTGATCTCACCAGCACGCTTGGCCAGGAGTGGGAAAGCGCGCGCCGTGAGCAGCTCGAATTGGCAGACAGCACCGATACGCTCAGCAAGAGCATGCAAGATTTGAATGACATCAGCCAAGGCATTGGCGAATCGATGGCTGACAGTCTTGAAAAGGCAGTGATTGAGGGCGGCAAGCTGTCTGGCATTATTCGCGATCTCGCTCATGACATAAATCAGCTGGTGTTTCGCAAGCTCGTTACTGAGCCGATCGCGGACGCGCTCACGAGTGGCATCAAAGGCATCGTGTCGGGTTTCAACACGGGCAGCATCGGCGGCACCATCAGCTCAGCGATCGGTGCCTTGGGATTCGCAGACGGCGGCAGGCCTCCTCTGCACCGCGCGTCAATCGTGGGTGAGCGTGGGCCTGAGTTTTTTGTGCCGGATGTGGCTGGCACGGTTGTGCCCATGTCAGAGCTGCAGAGCGGCAGTGATTCCAAGAGCAGCTCGCGCAGTGTGCAGCAGGTGTTCAATATCACCACGCCTGACGCCAACTCATTCAGAGCGACACAGCGGCAGCTCGCGCGAGCTGGCAGGCGTCGCTTAGCACTTCCGGCTTAGAGAGACAGATGGCGCGTTTTCAGGACGTTTACACACCACCAGAAATGCCCGGCTGGCCGTGCACCTCAACGCCAAGAACCTCAACGCTGATCGTTGAGGTTGATTCCGGTGATGAGCAGGTCAATCGCCGCTGGCAGCATCCGCTCAGGCGTTTCACCATGCCTGAGGCTGTGCGTGACATGAACATCTTTGAAGCTGTGCGCGATCATTTCCTAGTCATGGGCGGGCCTGCACACACCTGGCCGTTTCGTGATCCGCTGGATTTTGCATCGCGCGCGCTCGCGCAGCCGAATGTTCCGCCTGCGGTGGGTTTCAGTGATCAGGTGATCGGCAATGGCAATGGTGCTACCACCAACTTTCAGCTCATCAAGACCTATAAGAGCGGTGCCTTTAGTTATGCGCGCACGATCACGCTGCCGGTGATCGCCAGTGTGGTGGTGTCGATTGATGACAAGCCATTGGCCGCGCATGTGCCGCCTCTCACGTTCACAGTGACGCGGCCGGGTGGCGTGATCACTTTCGCTGGTGGTGCGCCGCATCCGGGTGGTGTGATCAAGGCCGGGTTTCTCTTTGATTGCGAAGTGCGTTTTGAAAGTGACGATGCGCTTGAAGCGATCGCGCAAGCGATTGGCCTCGGTGGCTATGCGGATTTGACTCTTGTCGAGGTGAGGCACTGCTGATGCTGCTTTGGATGGATGGCTTTGGCACCTATGGGCAAACCATTGCGCAGATGACGGCAGGGCCGTGGGCGCAAGTGAGCGCAGCCAATCTGGTGACTAATCCGGCGCGCACCGGCACTTATGCTTTGCAGGTGGGCACCCATGCGCGCCGTGTGTTCGGTGCAGATCGCAACGTGATCGGCTTTGGCATGGCGCTCTATATGAACGCTTTGCCAGGCGCAAACGCGCGCATTGTCGAGTTCTCCGATAATGGGAACAACAATCAATGCTGGGTGATCCTGCTCACCACGGGCGTGATCACGCTCAACAGTTCTGATGCAGTGACGGGCGCTGTGGTGGTGCTTGGCCAGACGGCAGGCCCGGTGCTCACTGCAGGCTCGTGGCAGCACATCGAGATGAAAGTGACGTGCGACACCGTAAACGGCGGCATTGAGCTGCGCGTCAATGGTGTGACGGTGCTGCAGGTGAGTGGCGTCAACACGCGCGGAAAATTCTCAGCCACCTCGCTCATGTCACAGCTCGATATTGCCACCAGCGGCTCAGGTTGGTTCATTGATGATGTTTTCGCGTGGGATACCACCGGCACCGTCAATAAGGATTTTCTTGGTGATCGCCGCGTGATCACGCTGCTGCCGAACAACACCACTGCAAAGAATGATTGGGTGCCTAGCGCGGGCCAGAGCTATGCCGCAATCAAGGAAGTCCCGGCAGATGATGACGCCACCTATGTGGCTGCCTCCGCGGTGGGCAATCGTTCTGAGTTTGCGATGGATGACACGCCTGCTGGTGTCACAGCGATCGCAGCCATTCAGGTGCAGGGCAGATTCAAGAAAACCGATTCGGGTGCTGCAAACGTCAAGCAATCCATCGTATCCGGTGCCTCTGTGTCAGCCGGTGCCGATCGTCCCGCGCTCACGGCATACACAGCCTTTGTGGATGTGTTTGAGCTTGATCCTGCCACCGGCGCGCTGTGGACCAAGGCGGCAGTTGATGCAGCGCTCGTGCGCGTAGATCGCACTGTGTGAACACATGACAGACGCGCGGCTTACGCAAGAGGCAGTGCTGGTGCTTTACTCGCAGCCAGCCGTTGCGGTGCGCCTCACGCAGGCAGCAACGCTCGCGCTTTATTCCGCACCGGCAGATGCGGTGCGCCTCACGCAGAGCGCGTTGCTGGCTCTCGCGCAGAACGTGGAAAGCCTTACGCATTGGGCGCAAGCCTGGCGCATCGAGCGGACGGATGGCCCGGTGTTTCTGTACACAGATCATGATGAGGCGCTGATCTTTCGAGGTGAGACATATCTGCCGTGCGAGAGTTTGTCCGGCTCTGCCATCGAGCTGTCCTCATTGCGTGATGGCGCTGGCAATCAGGAGATCAAAGGAATCATTTCCGATGATGCAATCAGCGAGAAGGACATTGCGGCCAATCTCTTTGATGGTGCTCAAGTCGAGGTGTGGATGGTCCCTTGGAGCAATGCCGGGGGTGAAGTTCCCTATAGAGTTATCAGCGGCACCATCGGAAAAGTTGAATGGGGCCTCGCAGGCTATGTCTTGGAAGTGCTCACTCCTCTGACAATACTCTCGCAGAGGGCGCTGCTGCAGACTGTTACGCCTGCGTGTTCGTGGGATTTGGGCGATGATCGGTGCACGGTTGATCTGGCTGCGCTTGAAGTCACTGGCGCGGTGACTGCGGTCGCAGCCAAGAACGCGAGCAATCAGGCCGATCGCAGAGACTTCACAGACGCGGCGCGCGCTGAGGCTGATGATTATTTCGCGCTTGGCACGCTCACATTCACCACCGGCGCAAACGCTGATCAGAGCGCTGAGATCAAGAGTTTCAAGGCCGGACGTTTCATGCTGTGGAAACCGATGCTCTATCCGGTGGCGGTGGGCGATGCGTACAAGGCACGGCCAGGTTGCGATCTCTCGGCAGCCACCTGCAAAGCCAAGTTCAATAACCTGATCAATTTCGGTGGCTTTGATGATGTGCCCGGCAGAGATGCGCTGCTGCAGACGCCAGATTCAAAATCATGACGGCTGACAAGCGTGCACAAGTGATCAGCGAGGCGCGCAGTTGGGTGGGCACGCCATTCAGGCATCAGGCCGCGTTCAAGGGCGTGGGCGTTGATTGCGCGAAGCTCGTTTATGAGGTGGGGATTGCGGCAGGCGTGCTCGCGCGAGATGAGATCAAGTGGAGCGCTTACGCACATTATTCACGGCTGCCGAGTCCATCACATATGGGCGCGGCGATTTTGCGTTTCCTCTTTCCGATCGTTGCAGCGGATGCGCGTGAGGGTGATGTGCTGTGGCTTGAGTGGCGTGAGAACATGCCAATGCATTTGGCGATCGTCGCTATGCATGAGGGTAGACACAAACTGATTCACGCCACCGAGGCGATCGGCAGAGTCGTTGAGCACGAGCTGTCCTCAGATTGGCGCACCAAGATCAATTCCGCCTGGCGCTATCCTGGCCTGATGAGCTGATCAGATGGCAACCGCACTCTTTACCGTGCTCGGCAATGCTTGGTTTGGCCCACTCGGTGGCCTGGCCGGTGGCGTTCTCGGTTCTTTGGTAGATCGCGCGCTGCTGCCTCAGCAGAAAGTGCAAGGCCCGCGCCTCGATGATCTGCGAGTCACGATCTCAAGTTATGGTGCGCAGATTCCGCTGGTGTACGGGCCGGAGAATCGCGCCACCGGAAATGTCATTTGGTCCACCGGCCTCATTGAGTCGAAAAAGAAAAAGGGCGGCAGCAAACTTGGCACCACGCCATCACAAGTCACATTCACCTATCGGCTCAGCTGCGCAATTCTCTTGGGTGAGGGTTTCATTGGAACCATCGGGCGAATCTTTGCCAATTCCAAAGTGATCTTTGATCCGTCCAAGGCAACGGTGGCGCTGCCTGCACCAACTCCTCAGGTGGGGATGGTGGCCACCAAGGCCAATGGCACGCATGCGGTATTTGATCTGCTGCGCTTCTATCAGGGCAATGGCACCCAGCAGATTGATCCAACAATCGAAAGCTATAAGGGCGTTGGCAACACGCAGGCGTTTCGATTTCGCTCCTATCTCGTGCTGCAGGATTTGCAGCTCGCAGATTTCGGCAATGCAATGCCTAACATTGAGGTTGAGCTGATCGCTCAAGCCTCGGTGACGGATGAGGACATTGCCAATGATGTGTGCGCGCGCAGCGGTGTCACTGATGCAGTGACTGTCTCGCTCAGCAACAATGTTCGGCGCGGTTATATCGTGAGCCGTGCTGATAATGGCGTGGCCGCGCTTGAGCCGCTCGCGACGGCGGGCAATTTCGATATGGCTGAGCAAGCCGGGCAGGTGCGATTCATCAAACGCGGCGGGCCGATTCTTTCAAGCATTTCGCTTGGTGACATGGGTGCGCGCCAGGCCGGTGATTCCTCGGTGGCAGAGCCGTTGCACTTGGTGGATGCAGGTGTGTATGAGCTGCCAAGGCGTGCGACGGTGAGTTTCTCTGATCCTGCCTTGGATTATCAAACCAACTCGCAACCTGTCTCTAGGACGCTTGGCGCGAGCGACAATGAGCTGTCAGCAGAGCTGCCTGTTACCATGTCACCAGATGAGGCGCGGCAGATCGCTGATCGGATTTTGTGGGATGCGTGGTCCAGCCGCAGGGCTGCGCAATTCGCTGGCTCAGATCGCATGCGATCGCTTGGCGCTGGCAATGTGATTGCGCTGCCGGTGGCCGATACGATGCAGGCCTTCCGCATCACGCGGACCAATCGAGGCGCTAATGGCGTCATTCAGTTTGAGGCCCTCGCAGATGATCCTGAGGCCCTCACCAGCGAGATTCCCGGTGCACCTGGCAACATACCTGAAAACTCCTTTGAGCTGCCGGGGCCCACGCGGTTGCAGCTGATTGATGGTCCGGCTGCGATCGCAGAGGCGGATGACACGGGCTTTTATTGGGTGGTGACAGCTGACTCGGCCGGGTGGCGCGGTGTCGAGCTGAATCGCTCCACCGATGGTGGCGCGTCCTATGAGGCATTTGCCGAGTCCTCGGTGGTGTCTGTGATCGGCAATGCGAGCACCACGCTTGCTAACGGGCCATGCGATTTTTGGGACCATGCGAACACGCTCACGGTGGTGCTTGAGCGCGCGGATGATGAGCTGGTGAGCCTCAGCGAGCTGGACACGCTCAACGGTGGCAATCTCGCCTGGGTGGGGCCTGCCACCGGCCAGGGCGGTGAGGTGGTGCAGTTCATGACTGCGACGCTCATTGCACCGGGCACGTACAAACTGAGCGAGCTGTTGCGCGGCCGATTCGGCACCGAGTATGCGGCCAGCACGCATGCTGCCGGTGAGGTGTTTGTCCTCCTGGATCCATCGGTGATGGGCAGGAGCGATTTCAGCTCAGGCGATTGGAACAAGGACAGGCTCTATAAGCCGGTGTCAGTGCTCAGCACGCTGATTGACACGGCCGCGCAGCATTTCACCAACACGGGTGAGAGCAAGCGCTGTCTGACGGTGATGGATGTGCGTGGCGATCGCACCGGCAGTGGCAGTGATCTGATCATCAGCTGGAAGCGCCGCAGCCGTTTGATCGTGCCCGGCTTTGGCTCAGGCCCTCAATCGCTGAATGAGGCGGCAGAGAGCTATGAGACTGATGTGGTGGTGGGTGGCAACGTCAAGCGCACGCTCGCGAGCACGCAGCCAAGCGTGACTTACACAGCGGCGCTGCAGGCGGCAGACGGCATTGCGGCAGGCTCACCCATCACCGTGCGCATCTATCAGATGAGCGATGTGCGGGGCCGTGGCAGACAAGTGCAGGCAGCGCTCTAGCGCGCGCGATTCGATTCACACGAATTGAGAACCTCAAGAGGATTGCAGCTCATGGCTCGCAGCGCCGATCTTGGCTTGCCCTATGTGGCGTCTCAGCAGAATCAGCCTGAGGTGACACACAATGATGCGATTAACCTGCTGCAGATATTGCGCACTGGCGTGCTCTCGCGTGGTGTCAATGCGCCGCCTGGTGCGCCGGTGGAAGGCGATTGTTACATCATTGGCGCTGTGCCCACCGGCGCATGGGTGGGGCAGCCGAACAAGATCACCGGATGGTTCGGTGGTGTGTGGGTGTTTGTACCAAGCCGCGATTCGTCCGGTGCCTATATTGCGATGGGCGCACGCCATGAGGGCCTCAAGGCCTGGGTGCGTGATGAGGACAAAGAGTATGTGTGGAGTGGTGCCGCGTGGGTGTTGCTGATCGCGGGTGTTGGCACCGATACGAATTATAATTGGCGTGTGAACAATCTGAGCGATGTTGCATCCGCGCCGACGGCGCGCACCAATCTTGGCTTAGGCACGATCGCGACGCAGAACGCAAACGCTGTCACGATCACCGGCGGCAGCATTGCGAACATTGCTGATATGGCGATTGCGGATGGCGGCACCGGTGCGAGCACTGCAGGCGAGGCTCTTGCAAACTTAGGCGTGCCTGGCCAGTTCTTTAATCCAACCGTGATTTTCTCAACGCTTGGTAACGCCACTTTCGCCTATGCGATTCAATCGGGCTACTATTTCAGCGTAAACAATAACATTGTGATCTTTGGGTTGCGTCTCCGATTTACGCCAACTTACACAACGGCTGCGGGTGAGCTTCGCGTTGTTGTGCCGTGGACAAATTCCAATCCCTCGCGCGGTCAAGGCGGTGTTGCGATCACGGCTTTTTCCGGTACGATATTGTCGTACCCTGCAGGAACAACTTTTCTCGCTCTCGGCATGCCATCGGCGGCATCTTATATTTCAATCGCGGCCTATGGCTCAGGGATCACTGCCTCATCTCTGCAAGTGGCTCAAATTCTCAGCGGCAGTCAATACGATCTCCTCATGAGCGGTATCACCACCATCGGATGATGATCTGCGATTGCGCACATTCAATTCAATTCGTGGAGAGACAATTTATGATTCTCAAAGCGTTGAAAGACGCGATAAATCAAGGGCCAGCGAATCCAACAGAGGCGGTGCCTGTGGGCGATGTGGTTATCATCTCGAAGGCGGATGCTGAGCAAATTGAGTCGGACGTTGCGGCGATCGAAGCTGAAAACGTCAATCTGCAGAACGCGCTCACGGCTGCACAAGCGCACGCGCTCACGCTTGAGGAGCACCTGGCCGCGAAAAATGCCGAGGCTTCAAAGAGCAAAGAGCACACGCTCAAACTTGAGGAGGAGAACGCAGCGCTGCGTGCCGATGCTGAGCAGGCGGCAGGTGATGAGGCGAGCGTAGTCTGATGACATATCGCGGCTGTCCACCTTGTGCGCATTTTTTCATGGATGCTGGTGGCTTCTGGCGCTGCAAGCTCGCTGCCGTGATCCTTGACAGCCGATCGCTTGGCTTTCGCCAAGCGCTAGGCCTTGAGGTGTACACCAGCCACATGCGCCAGAAAGATGGGCCGTGCGGACCTGATGCGCGGTTGTTCGAGGAGGCACCGGCCGTGATCGCAGATCAGCGATCGCAGCTCATTGATGAGCAGCCATGGCCACCGGCAGCGGAGATTGAGTCCTGGCGCGTTGAGTGAAGTGCGCAGCGCGCGGATGAATTGCAAACGAGAGGCCACCGGCGCTGAGCTGGTGGCCTCTTTCGTTTTGAGAGGAGGTGTGTGGTGGCTGTTTATCTGGACAGTGCGCGCCATCGGTTCGGGCGCATGCTTATGTGTCACATGATTGCTGATGAGCTTGGCGAGCTGCACGCGATGGCGGCAGCGATCGGGATGCAGCCGTGGTGGTTTCAGGCGGCACCACCGGCCAGTTTCCCGCACTATGATGTGAGCTTGTCGCGCAGAAAGCGTGCGCTTGCACACGGTGCAATTGCCTTAGATCGCCGCGCGTTTCACGCGCGCATGCAGGCGATCAGAGAGTCACTCGGTGAGGCTGTACGCGGTAGAGATACGGCACTGGATAGCAGCGGGATCAGGCCCGGCTTGCATGAGCAAGGTGGTGACATATGCGCTGGCACCGGGCGCGAGATTCGTCGCTGAGGCTTGTGCCACGCCAATGGGCTGGTGATCCTTGGTGAGCATGGCGCAATCCACGATCAGGGCACCCACGGCCGTGCTGCCTCTGTTGGTCACGGTGGCGATCGCGGTGAGATAGTTGGTGGCCTGCTGACGGCTGAAAGTTGTGGGCTGCTCAATCGTCAGCTGCGCGCTCTGATCCGTCACATGCATTACAGCCAGGGCCGTGCTGCCGCCGGTGGCGGTAAGCAGCGCAGCGATCGCGACGGCGCGCGGCGAGAGGTGGGGCACGGTGGTGATCCTTTCCGAGTCGTGAGCGATAGGACCTGCAAGCTGTGCACCGCATTGCAGGCCTGTAACTTTTCAACCGTTCGCGCGAGAGGCTTTGCCAGCCGTGTCAGGGCCGGTGGCAGACGCGGTGGTGCCGGGCAGCTCGCCTAGCAGCTTGCGATCTCTGATCACGTCCACGGCAGCCGTGAGGGCGTCCAGGCCCATCACCAGGCTGCCTGCCTTTTCAGGGTGCGCTGCCAGGTCCTCGATGGCGGCCAGGGCGTCCTCGCAGTGGCGCACCGTCACTTGCTGATTGGCGATGGTCCTCAGCAGATCGGCGCGCTGTGCCTTGAGGGCGGTGATGAGCTTTTGGGGATCACGCCTGAGGGCCTCCTTGAATAGCTCATTGCCTTGCCCAAGGGCGTAGGTGAGGGGTGGTGGCTTTCTGCTGGCCAAGGTGATCTCCGATTCGGTTTCGGGGTAGTACGGGCTTTATGTGAGGCCGGGTGAGCAGCTCGCGCCGGTGAGAACAAAGCAAGAGTGTTGAGGGTGCCGGGTGTCAATGGGGTGTCAATCATGCCCTCTCAGGCCCCATCAGTTGCTGCTGCGTTCTATCAGGACCAATCGCGGGCGATCGTTTGCCACAATCGCTAAGTCCTTGGATTTTCCGCAGAATTTGGCTTGATTTTATGGTGCCCACGGTGTGGATTGAACACACGACCTCTCCCTTACCAAGGGAAACCGCGGTGCGCCTAAGCGCTTGATCTGCTTTGCGTTTTTGATTTCCGCGCGCGCCGGGTGTCAATTGGGTGTCAATCAAAATTGTGAAGGACGCAATCTGCTGAAAGACAGCGCCTGCCGGGCATGCTTGGCTAGGTCCTCTGAGGAGGGGATTCCCATGACAGAGAAGCCGATCGTTACCACGCGCGAGGAGTGGCAGGCGCTGCCTGAGGTGGTGCTGCCGGTGCTGCGTGATGCCGGTGCCAAAGGGCACACCTATCTCGTGCACCGCATCGGGATGGTGGAGCCGCTGCGCGCCAATCTGCCCACCGTCACGGTGGATGCGGCCGGGCAAGAGCAGCTCTGCCGTCTGCCGGTGCAGCTCGCTGATTGGGCGCTCAGCTGCATCGCCTTTGCGCGTCGCGGCGCACTCACGTTTCCGCAGCAAGTGGAGTTTGGCGTGCTCGATGGCCGTCAATATGCGGAGTTGCGCTGAGGCCATCGAGGAGCCTCAAGCACTCTGCTTTTTCGAGTCGACAGGTCCGCTGGCCACCGGCTTCTCAAAGAGATCGTTAATCACGCTGCGCCGGTGCGATTCAACGTCCAGGGTGTAGCCAAGCACCGATCGCGAATCGATCCACCCACCCTGAGCCATGGCGAGCTTGAGATTGCCTGAGCCGTTCATGATGCGAGTGGCGAGCATGTGCCTGAACCAATGCTGTGTGACTTTGCGCAACAGGCTGGCCTCGCCCCATGCGCGGTGAGCACCGGCGCGATCGCCGCGCGCGCGCAGCTCAGCCGCTTCACGCCATTTGGCTTTCACGGCTCTGCGCTTGGCACCATTGAACGCGCTGCGATTGTTATTGCTGCCTTTGATTGAGTAGGGCTCGCGCGCATCGGTCAAAAAGAACGGGGCCTCTCGCTTGTGCAGATCGCCGCGCCACTCGGCATATTCGCGCATTAGCTCAGCTGCCTCAGGCGGTAGCGTCGCGGTGACTTCCTCACCGTTCTTGGTTCCCCAATAGCGAATTTGCTCGCGGCCTTCCGCCAAGATCACATCACAGACGCGCGCGCCGCGCAGAATTGAGGACACGCGCGCGCCGGTGGCCCACTCAGCTGCGAGCTGGCCTTTGAGGTGCGGTGCTGCGTGCGAGATCAAGAACCTGATCAGCTCTGAGGACAGCTCAGTCACTCTGCGCTTGGCGCGGCGATTGGGGCTGCGCACCTTATTGTCTCGCTCAAAGATCGGCAGCTTGTCGCGGGTGATCCATTCGCGCGGTGGCTCACTGCACCAGCGAAGAAACGCCACCACCGCGTTGAGGTAGCGCTCGCGCGTTGCGCTCTTGTTTCCGTCATGGCGCTGATCAATCCAGCTTGTCCATTCATCCTGCGTGATGCTCTTGAGCGTGCGGCCTTGAAAGCGCTCGCCCAATTCTTTCAGCACGCTGACTGTCATTTGTCCGAGGACTCGCTCGCGTGGCCTTTTGAGATATGCAAGCGCAGCTTGGGCGATTTCCTCACTCGTTTTGATTCCGTGGATGGTTTCTTGCTGGAATTGGAGCGTGAGCTTGTTGAGGATGGCTTGGGCGTTTGTTCTGTTGGCGGGGATGCCGGAAAGGCCCGTAGATTGTCTAATGCGTCGCGAGACTCTTTCGCCTTCTGCGGTGACTGCGCTGCAGGTTCCAACAATGGTGAACGTGCCTTTGCGGATGGTGAGGCATAATCCTGCCGCTCGTTTGCTGCGGCGATTATTGCTGCTCTCAGCTTTTGGAATCCGGCCTCTGTCCATCTCGGTGACTTCCCTATTCGGTAGTGAAACTGAAATTTGCGCTGCGCGGGTGGCAGCTTGCGATCATTGCCAATGAGTGCGCGCAGCCAGCTTTCTGACTTGCCCAAGCGTGCTGAAACATCCCACTGCGTTAAGTCCTCTTGGCCCATCGTCTTTGCCTTCACTGAGAGTTGCGGGCGCACCAGCTCTCAGCTGCCTGGCCAGATGTGTGGCCGCGATCGGCAGGCGCAAGAGTCCTGATGCTTACAAATTGGAGAGTCTTGAGGTTTTTCCGCACGCTTTCGCCTATTGGGTGTGAGTGGATCTCGTGCGGCTCAACTTCCGCGCGAATAGGCCTCCTGGCGTCCTGGCCAGCTATTCGATCAGGTGGCTGATGATCCTGATGGCACGATCAAGATTCGCGCGGGTGTTTTGCGCGGTTTCTGATTTGTCGTTGCTCAGCGTGCGAAACTCACCAGTGAGAAATTCGAGGGCGCTCTCAAGCGCGTCTGCGTCTGCCTCGCTCGCGCTTTCGATTTTGCATTGCCTGATCAGCTGCGCCATCTCGGTGTAGATGCGTGCGCTGATCGCAAGCTCGATGCGATCGCGCTCAGTTGCGTTCTTGCGTGCGCTCTCGCGCGCTGTCTGTGCTTTCTCAATCAGAAACTCAGCGAGATCAGGCAGTGATGAGAATCGGTAATTGATGCTCATGGCTTTACTTTCCGCGATACGCCTAGCAGCTTGCCAATGCGGTTGTGCAGCTCGATAGACTGCGCGTGCAAAAACTCTCTGCCGCCTGGTGCTGCGAGGATCAGCGCAAGGCGCTCATAGTCCGGCCGTGCTTTGAAAAGTTTGGCGAGCATTGCAATGCCATCGGCACCGCGCTCAACCGCACAGAGTTGGCTGCCACCGCGCGTCTCGTGCATCGGATTGCAGCCAAGGCCCTCAGCATCATGCGCTGCCCAATAGAGTGGGCAATCCTCGATGCGCTCAGGGTGCAGAGGACAGGCCATCGCTCACTTGTCCTTGCGTCTGACAAGTCCTCTGCCGGGCACAACGTCAAACTTGCCCCACGGTGCGAATCGTCCCTCGCTCAGGTCCGCGCGGCAGGCGAGCTGCAGCGGCAGCAGATAGGCCTCAAAGAATGAGTAACCGCGCCGGTGCCGTTCAAAAATGCGATGTATGCCATCGATGAGCAGCTGCGTTGCGCCGATACCGTTAGCGCCAGGCGGGCAGTCAAGGATGATCACCGGCTCATCAATCTCAACAAAGTTGAGCGCGGCCGCGCGCGTGCGATCAATCTCACGGTTATTGAAAAGGTGGGTGAGCGCATCGAGGCTTGAGTCCTCAACGCGCATGTCTGCAAATTCGCAGCGCACCGTGGGTGATTTCACTGAGCGAATCATGGCGCGTGTTTCGGTGACATCGAAACTGCCAAGCGTGACATGCGTGAAAATCTCTTTGGCGATGCCTGCATCACGCAGCCGATTGATCTCGATTTTGCTTGGCATGGTGATCAATCCTTGAGCGGACGTTGCTTAAGGCCGGGGCGCGCACCGGCAGTGTGATGATCGGAAACATCACGCGCGTCATAGCCCATGGGGAATCGATAGGTGGGATCAGCACAGACAAAGAGGTGATATTTATTGCTGGTGTCCACCAGCCTGCTCTCAGCGGGATAAAGCTCAAGGCCTTCGCACTCAGGCCCGACAAGCTCATTCTTGATTTTCTGGAAGTGCCGCCAATCGCGCATGATGGGTTTGCCATCCCTGCGTCTGATGCAAAGCCACACCAGCTCATCAGGCTTGCGGCGCACCATCACCTGATAAAGATCATTGATCCAGATTTCGCTCTCAGCGTGTTCCTTGAGCAGCAGCGCGCGCGCGTCCTCAGCGCTGAGGCTCATGCGCTGCATTGTGGTAGTGAGCAGCTCATCATAGATCGGCTTGCTCGCTTTGGTGAGCTGCATCGGTTGCCACTGTGCAGGCTTAGCCATTGGTTCACACGCGGCGGTTAAATTCGTCTAACAGCTCCTCAGAGCTAGGCACTCGCACGCCTAGCGCTTGCAGCGATTGCAGAAACCAATCTGCGGTGATCTTGAGCGCACGCTCATTAAATTCGATAAAGTGGCCGTGCGCGTCACTGGTGATGCAGTGCTCAAAATCCAAGTTGAAAAATAGATCAGAGAGGTGCGAGTTGATTCCCATCGGGTGCTGGCCTCAGTCCCGTGGGATGAGTTTCGCGGCGCGCTCCACCATGCGATCAAGCTCACGCTTGCCTGCAGCGCCATCAGCTGCAGCTGCACGCTCAAGATCGGGCATGCCGTTTTCAATCGATGCGAGTATTTCTTTTCGGGTTGCTGTGCGTCCCTCTGCGTACCAATAGATTTGGATGGGCTCGTGCAGCTCAAACAAGGTGCCATCCTGCAGCTGCATCAGCGAATAACCGCGTGTTACCCAGATCGCGGTGCAGCCGGGATTGCGCAAGATCATGTTGCCCGGTGCCTTCATTGAGTCGGTAGGCAGTGGCCGCATGTTGCGCTGCATGCTCGGCCGGGTGAGGAAAGGACAAACCCTCACGGCAAACTCAGCGCACGCCAGATGCGAGGGCGGCTCTGATGACACGCGATTGATCACACACATGGGGCCAATCACGAAGGCGGAGTCGTGGCCGCGTGGTTTGCCGCACAGCCAGCAGAGGCCTCGCTCGTGCGCAGTCATAACCTTGCCCGGCGCGATCACGCGAAAGTCAGGCTTGCCATTGATCCAAGCGACAAACCACGGGACGGGATAGCCGCGCTCATCAAACTTGAGGCCAGCCATGTTGGGCGGCAGAGGCGCTGTGAAAGGTGGTTTCATGGGGGGTGCTTTCTTTCCTGCTCAGCTGAGAAGTGAAACCGGCGCGCGCTGTGGCATTGCATCATGCGTGACGCCATCGAGGCTGCGTCCAGCGGCAGGCTTGCCCATGCGCACAAAGGTGTGGCCTGAGGAATGGTGCGAAAAGAACCGTTTGCCTGCCCACTCGGCTGCCTCCTCATAATTGAGGTGGTCCGGTGCCGGTGCCCAATCGCCCCATTGCTTGAAGAAAAACGGCACACCTGCTGCCGCGCATTGATCGCGCAACGATCGGGGCCAGTAGGGATGCATCACGCGCGCGCCGGTGCCGCTCTCGCCACCAGCAATCACCCAATCGAGGCGTGCAGTTTGAAGTGTGCCGTGTGGGTGATTCTCCTCAATGCCGGTGAGCGCATTGATGTGATCGCAGCCTTTGACAGTGAGCCGCGTGAGATCAATAGGGCCTAGCAATGGTTCTGCTGAGACAAAGCGCATCACGGCCGGTGCCTTGAGCAAGAGAGGCACGCGCTCCTCAGCACGCAGCTGATCCTCAATCGAAACGCCTAGCCAGACGTTTGGCAGGATTGCGATGTTGCTCAGCACCTCAAGCATGCGCGCCGGGCGTTTGGTGAGAATCTGAAAGATGTGCTGCTGGTGTTGGCTCATGACAGCGAACACCTGCACAATCCACTCGGCAGGGATGTTCTCGTGAAAGAGATCGCCCATCGAGTCGACAAACACATGACGGGGCTTGCGCCAGGTCGCGGGTTCTAGCAGCCGATCGGCAATCAGCTTCACCTCGCCATTCCAGACGGCATTACCTTTGTGCAGCTCTGTCAGGCCTTTGTAGTTGCGGCCGATGCGGTGCGCCCATCGCATGGCGTAACAATTCGTGCAGCCAGGTGAGAGCACGCTGCAGCCAATGATCGGATTCCAAGTCTCATCTGTCCATTCAATGCCGGTGCTCATCTGGTGTGGCCTTTTGCGAGCACCTGGCGCGCTGTGTCAGTCAGCACGAAGTGATTGGGCGTGTCCTCATTCAAGAGGCCTCGATGCGCGAGAGCTTTAACGGTTTTTAGATAGACAGGCTTTGGGTACGCATCTGGGTGCCAGCGATAGGTGAGCGGGCCATTGGCGGGGCTGTCTATCCCCACCTCATAGAGGCCAAGGCGTTTAACCGCGCCACCGTTCTCATCAATCTGCGTGAGCACCTTGCGGTGCAATCGCGTCAGCTTTTGCTTAGACATTTCGCCGTCTCTCAGATCGGTTTGAGGAAGAGAGAAACAATCCGCACCCCTGCGGTGCGTGTTTTCAGCTTTGTGCTTGCGAGTCCTTCGGTTGAAAAAGCGTTGCCATGCAAATGAAACCGAGATGCCGTTTGCCATTGTCGAGGCGATAAACGATTGCGTTTGTGGCACCCTCTGCACATGCCTTGATGCCGGTACGCACAGCTTCTGCCGTGTCATGTGTCGTGATCTTGGTGGTGGCAATATCGCCGCCTGTCACGCGCGTGATCTCAACTTCGTAAGCGATGACGGGTTTGAGTTTGAAAATGGGCACTTTAGTTGAGCCTCTTTAATGCGAGCTGCTGCTGCGCATTGTGCATGACTCTCTTGAGCCGTTCGGTGATGAGCTGAGCTGTGCGATCGCAGACATCGTTGTGATGCTCAGGCTTGATCGCGGTGGCAGGTAGTAGCATCAGGAAAGAGGCGCTGATGGATGCAGCGGCAAAGATCGCGTGTGGTGGTGTGAGCAGTGCGCGCTCAGCGATGAATAGTTCGTGCGCGACTGGCACCAAGCGCTGTTGCCAGCGTCCCACCGCAGCATCGATAGGATCACTGCGTTCTTTCAATTCGGCAGCCTGCTGCATGAGATCGCAGATTGACTGCTCAAGATTGGTGAGGCGCGGTTTCATGATGCAGACCGCGCGTTGCAATTGATCAGTGCGCTGCGCAGTGCACCGTTATGTTGCTTGAGGCTGAGAGTGGCATTGATGCAGCCAGGTCGGACGA